TCTTCAACCGTTAACCCGGCAATGTTTGCCATGGTTTCAGTTTCTTGAATGGTTCGACCTTGCGCGGCAGCATAGGAAACTAAAGCAGACGTACCAGCTACTACGGCAGTGGTTACCGCGGCTACACCAGTAGCAACGGCAGACAACGGTGCTTTTAGGCTTTCTAAGTTGCCCAGCATGCCATCAGATTCGCTTTTGAACTTCTTAACGCTGTCTTTGCCGCTTGATAGTTCTTCACGCAACGCTTTGGTATCTGCAGCTATTTCAAATAAGAACTTTTCTGTACTCACTTAATTAAATACCTATCATCACGAGCGCCATTAGCACGGCGTTCTGCGTTAATCATCATTGAAACATCACCCGCGTTGGAGCTTTCGCCAAGGTTGAGAAGATGGTGTAATTCTGGGTAATCAAGTAACCAAGCTTCGGAAGGGGAAATTTTCAGCTTGGTAACAAGCTCTTTATAGAAGGCCCAATAATCAACGGTAAAAGGTTGAACCGAACTAGACTTTGGAAGCGCTATCCAGTTTGTTCCTTTTTTTTTATGTCGCTGACAGTGGCGCGGAACTCTTGATCTATCTTGTTGGCTACATCAAACAAAATAAGCGGCCATGGCTGAATGAAGTCGCTGTCTTCATCTTCAACTGGGCGCCAACCCACTCTAAACATGGCGTCTTGAATCTGCTCTAATTCAATAGAACTATCACCCTGTTTCACTAACGCGTGAAAAGCTTCTGAAGCTGTTTCAAAATCAACACACTGATAAAGTGCGCGCATTAGTGTAATGGTTGGTTTTGATTGATTTGTTATGTAGGTTTCAAGGAATGAAACCAGCGTAAACCAAAGATCTTTATTCGTCTTGGTTTTAAACTGGCGCATGGCGGCCAAGTTCATCTTAAACGGGTACGTTTTATAACAGAGCCTGAGTTCCATCAAATATCCTCACCTACTGAGAGAATAGTGATTGAGCTTGTAACCTTGTCACCAACTGGCGCAGTATCAGAGGGGGCATTGGGTATGCCATTAAAACGAATCTGATCAGCAACTAACCCGGTGCCATAATCAAGCATGTACTCATCAATGTCACCCGCAAGGCTGGCAGCACGAAGCAACTTGTATTCAGCGTCATTGCTGTAAACAATGTTGGCGGTAATTGTGCGGCCTTTTGTTGATTGATTAGCATCCATCAGCGTTACAAAGTCATTGTGTGACTTACTAGTAATTTCGATGGGTGTACCGTTGAATGTTGATGTCAGTTCCAACTGACCCACTATTACCGCGTCTTCGGTGCCAGTGAAGCGGTAAAGCAAGCAGTGTGTACCGTTTGCTTCATTGCTCATTATGCTGATGCCGCCGTATGTGAAACTTCGCCGCTAGAAAGGAACGTAAGTGAGGTAGTTACCTTGTCGCCCATGGGTAATGCATCAGAAAGCGCATTTGGCACCATTTTGCACGAGAACGCTTCACCCGTAGCACCGTAAACAATAGAGTAATCGGCCTGTGTACCGGTTAACGCATCAGCGCGCACTTGCTTATAAGTTGCATCGCTGTTGTATACCAACGTGCCCGCAACTTGTAACTGCTTACCTGCCAGTTCGCCAGACAGCAACGTTACCCAGTCTTGGTGTGACTTGTTACTGATATCAATGGGGGTTCCATTGAAAGTTAAAGTAGCTTCCATCTGGCCGACAATGGTAGATGTGCCTTTTTTAATTAATACCTGAGTGCCGTTTAATTCACCAGCCATTAGCGTTCCCCTTTAAGGTATAAAAAAGCCCCGCTAAATAGCAGGGCTTAGAATGAGTTGAAAGTTTGTTAAGCGCTTGGGTTATCGTGCTGGCTGAAATATTCAACCATGAATTCCAACCGGGCTTTACAGGTGTAATCAACACCTTCGCCGTTGTATTCCGGTTCACCCATGTTTTGAAATGTAATTTTAAAAACGAAATCCAAATCAAGCTTCTGCATCTGCAAAACCTTCAGTTCGATTTGCTCTCGTATATCCAGCATGGCTTCATATAAACTGTCTTTACCAACGCGAACGCTTATATCTGTATAAAGCGTAAGTTGGTGCTGGTACATTTCCTTTGTTAGTTCTTCGCGTGTGTCTGGGCCCATGAGAACAGTAACGAGTGGAAAGTCTTGTTCTGTATCAATATCGGTTTTCACAACATCAGCCACATGCCCTTCTTTAAGAAAAAGTAAGTGCTCGTGAAATTTGTTGATTATCTCTCTGGCTTTATGCACGCTTTAGTTCCACTGTGTAGTACTGATCAAGTGAGTTAACTCTTTGGCGGCGTCCAACAACATAGTTTTCAGCCTCGTAAACCACACTATCACCCGTCTTAATTACTTCCGAATACAAGAAGCTGAAACTGGCCAACAACTCACGTCTATAGCCAGTTTCATCGTCTGCTTCTTCATCGGTAATAATTGCTTTATATGGAACACCCACAACAAATACATCTTTACCAAATCGAGCAAGTCCCAATTCAGCAAGCCTTTCTCTTTTGTTGTGAATGTTACTCATTAAACTACTTGACCTGTAAACAACACATCAGCATTACCATCGGCGTCTTTTGCACCAACAAATGCGCCAACAAGCGTGTTGCCTGATGCGGTAGTAGTGATCAGGTTTGAACCAGTTAGATATGCTTTTGCACCTTCTGTGGGCGTGTCTGCCGTAGAAACGCTAAATACACCGCAACGATGACCTTGAAAAGTATCACCTTCTTCAGCATCTGTAACCGGCACCACAACAACTGAACCAATTTTCACTGGCTTACCAGATACAACACCACCAGTAGGTGCTGTAAAACCAAGAACGTTACCTTCTTGAACGAAATTTTTCATTTCATTAATCCTCTAGCGAGAGGGGCAGCTTACGCTGCGCCCTTAGATTTATACATAGTGCGGAAGTCTAGCGGCGATACACCAGCGTCAAGACGAACTTTGAACTCAGTACCATCAACAGACCAACCTTGCATCTGATCAAGGAATGGGTTCTCGTTACCATCTAGGTAAGCAACCTCGATAGTGTCATACATGCCGCCAGCTGCTAAGTACCATGCAGCTGCGCTGCTTTCGTCTAAGCGAGCTTCGGTAATCACTTCAGCCATGTTTGCAACAGGGTTACGCTGGTTGTTGTTTTTACCTGGGTAAACCGTATCATTCATTAGCATTTCTGCATCGGTTTCGAGAGCAGCAGGAACAATCAAGTAATTTGGCGTGATATTTAACGCTTTACCTTCTGCCAACTTCTGCGTTCTCATCGCTGTGCGAGCTTTAGTTAAAGATTCTACAGAAAGTGCTGATGAAGCTCCGGTCACATAGTTATTATGATCAGCGTGGAACAACGCTTTATTGTCAGACATGACTGGATTATCAACTAATGTTGCATAAACCAAATCACCCACTGTGCGGCGTGCTGCTGCACCCATCAACTGAGTAATGCGAGTAAACGCGCCTAAATCATCATTGATGATTGCTTGGCGAGTAATAGAAAAACGCTTACCGTAAGTAGCAAGTGCAATCTTTTCACCACGCTCTCCCACTGTGCCATACTTGAATTCAGCACCTTCAGGGACTTTTTCAAGAGACTTCATATCGTTAAGCGCTACGCGACTTGTGATCTTAAAGTCAGAAAGTGAACCGCGCTGAGTCCAGCGGTCAAATGTCTCTGGTGCTTCAGAGTAGCCTTTAAGCATTGTCTTATGCGCTACATCGGCTAGCACTGTACCAAAGTCACTTGAACTATGCGTAAATGCTGCTCCAACTAGGCTCATGCGATCACCTAAAGAAGCAGTACCAACACCTGCATCAGTCAAAGATGCACGGGCCATTTCAACCAAACTCATAGATCGGTATGGGTTATCGCTGGTAAGTTCGCCATCCGCTGTCTTAACGCCTGCACGAGCCTTAAGAACGGCAACCATAGAGTCTTTAGTGATATTACCGTTCCCAGCGTGAGCGGCAACATTGAACCCACCTTTCTGGGGTGCTTGCTCTTTACCAAGTGCATCAAGCAACTTAGCACCAGCCATTTCTTTAGTGCACTCTTCATCTTCCAGACAATTCTGAAGTAACTCAGGGTGAATGTGCTTCCAGCTGGCGAAAAGCGAGTTGATACCCTCTTTGCGCTTGGCTTCTTTTGCTTTAAATTTAGCAACGGCTGATTCACCAATTGCTTGTTCATCGACCACATTTGCAGCCGGGGTTTGCTTGTCGTTAGACATAACAATTTCCTCATTAGTTATTTCGGCAC